TTGTCAAAATTTAGCTATAACAAATCATCAGGAGTTTATTTTAAATCCAGAAGATTATGTAAAGGCAGATAATTTAGGAGATATTGTTGCTGTTGTTCATAGTCACCCATCAACACCTCCAATACCAAGCCAAGCTGATCGTATAAGTTGCGAGCATAGTAAATTACCTTGGCATATTGTTAACCCAAAAACAGGAGAATGGGGTGAATGTCAGCCAGAAGGTTATGTTCCAGATTTATTAGGTAGACCATGGGTATGGGGTGTTACTGATTGTTGGAGTTTAGTTGTCGATTGGTATAAGCAGGAAAAGGGTATAGAACTGAAAGACTATGCAAGAACAATGACACCACAGGAGTTTTTAGAAGATCCCTTGTTTGAGAATTATGCTTGGCGAACAGGTTTTAGAGAACTTAGGCCAGATGAACCATGTGAAGAAGGAGATGTATTATTGATGTCAATAATGCACCCAACTTTAA